GGTGTATCAGGTGGGTTCATTGGTATCTCTGCTGGTATTCAAGTGGTAGATAAAAACTGTCAAATGATTAAACTTTCTAGGGCCTTAGCTCAATTAGGGATGAAAGTCTCCGCTACGGCTATGCTTTGTCAAGATATCCGTGTATTTGAAGCAATGCTTGCAGCTGGGAGCCCTTGTCCTGTCAATGGTTTGATAGGAGATGATGCAATAGCTGAATATCGTAAACGTAATATTATAGATGAGGATAATAATGTCATTAAAAACCCTAGTCGTAAGCCTGTTAAGTTTGATGTGGTTCATCCAAAGCCTATCAGCAGCAGAAACTACGGACAACCTAATAACTAATAATAGCTTTACGACTGACACTTCTGGCTGGGAACTATCAGATAGTAATCAAGAGAAAGTTAAGCGGGACCCTAATACCTATAGTAGTTCAGCATCTAAGAGTGTAAGATTCAGATACCAAGATGGCAACATAAGCCAAGATGTAGACATCTCAGAAGTATTAGATAATCATCTTGTTAAAGAAATCAACATGAACTTTCAAAGTATTGGCTGTGGAAATACAGGAAGTGAATGGTGCTATGGTGGGGCGGATGACACTATCGTTAATGTTATTACTTTATCATCTACTGATACTACCGAAATAATAACTAATACAACCGAAGCTCCCTATGAAGATGGCTGGTCTACTTATTCTTTTACTGAAGAAGTAGAGGGGACATTTAATACTAATGACTTAAATATTAGTTTAACTATAACAGGGAATGATACTGGTAATAGCAGTAATTGGTACGGTCCTCTTATAGATAATATTAATTTGACTTTAACTATTGAAGAATATATAGCCCCGATAGTAGAAGAAGTAGTAGTTGAAACTATGATAGGGGGTTTAGATTTATCTACCGAAGTAACCTTAGATTTAATTCAAGATATTCAGGTGATGCCTGAATTAGAAATGATTGATATGCCTGAAATAGAAAATATAGAAATAAGTATATCTCCCATTGAAACAGTTGATATGCCTGAAATAGAGTTACCTAATATGGTTGATATTCAACCGATTAATGAAATTGAAATGCCTGTAGATTTACCAGAAACTGTTGAGATAGAACCTATACAAGAAATTCAAGAAATAGAAGAACCAGTAGAGTTAGAAACCGAAGTAGCTGAAGTCGCAGAAGAATTAGAAGCCGAGGTAATTGAAGTTGCAGAAGAATTATCTGAAGATACTATGGAAGAAGATTTAGCAGAAGCTGAAGATACTAATAATGAAGATGTTGAAGATATTCAGGAGAGCGAAAATGAACAAGAAGAAGAAACTGCCGAAACGTCAGAACAGGAGAGTACAGAAACAGATGGAAAAAATGATGACAGCAAGTTATCAAAATCCTCCGACTCCAATAAAAAAGGAGTTAAGAAAAAGCCAAGTACTAAAAATAAAACCGTCAAGAAAAATAGACCTAAAAAAAATAAAAATAGTAACAAAGATGGTACTAAAACCTCCGCCAGTAAAACCAATAAAACTAAAAACTCAATTAAAAATACAAATAATAAAAATACAACTCAAATTAATGGCGTACAAAGTATGGTTACAATCATTCTACCAGAAGCATATTTGCAAATGATAACTGAAACAATTAAAATACAAGAAACAGTGTCTTTGACACAGGAGATGATATATGAACAAGACATTAGTGCTTTCACCAGCAGTGCTACTTACGATAATCTTATCAGTAGTTCCAGCAGCAGGTGGGTTCGTATGGTGGATGTCAGACCTAAGCACACGTTTGGTGGCTACGGAAGGTAAGGTAGCTAGTAGCAATACTGGTGTATTAAATGACAGATTAACTACAGTAGAAGAACGAGTGCAATTTAATAATGATTCTCTTAAAGAGATGTACAACGCTATAGAAAAACTTGATATTGAAGCTAAAGACATGGAAGATGAATTAGCTGCTTGGATGGAAAGAGAATTAGCTAAAGTATATGATATTATTAACGATAACCCACTAGGACAATAATATGCCATTTTGTTTTTTCGCTTTTGCTGAACAGCCTATTTCTTCTTTAACTCCAATATGGGGTAGTATAAATACTTCCCAAACACCGAGTTGGGCAGCAATAAGTACTTCTCAAACACCGAATTGGACGGAGATACCCGTATGATAATACAAGCAAAAAAATTAGATGATGGTACAATAGAGCGTAAAGGAGAAAGGAGAAAAGAATGGCTAGTTCATATTCAAATTTAAAAATAGAATTAATAGGTACTGGAGAACAATCAGGAAGCTGGGGTACCACAACTAATACTAATTTAGGTACAGCAATAGAAGAAGCTATTGCCGAATCAGTTGATGTAGCATTTTCAAGTGGTACAGCAACTCTTACCTTAACAGATTCAAACGGAACACAATCAGCTCGTCATCTAAGACTTAATTTAACAGGTACATCAGGTGGAGCACAAAATTTAGTAGTTCCAGCTATAGAAAAACCTTATATAGTTAATAATGGTACTGCTGACACAATCACTATTAAAACTCCATCAGGAACAGGAATTGCTGTTCCAACAGGCAAAACTATGTGGGTGTATAACGACGGTACTAATGTTGTTGATGCTGTTACTCATGTAACTACTTTAACAGCTGGAGCTGCAACTTTTAGTGGTGTAGTTGATGCTGATGCAGGAGTTACTGTTGATAATATAACTATAGATGGTACAGAAATAGACTTATCCTCTGGAGATTTAACTTTAGATGTAGCAGCAGATATTATATTAGATGCTGGTGGAGAAGAAGTTATCTTTAAAGATGGTAGTACGAATGTCGGTCATGTTAGCATGGATAGCGATAACCTAACCATAAAATCTTTGGTTAGCGACAAGGATGTCCTTATTCAAGGTAATGATGGTGGTAGTGGGATTACGGCATTAACACTAGATATGAGTGCAGCAGGAGCTGCTAGTTTTAACAGCACAGTCACAGCAAATGCTGGTGTAATAGTAGATAATATAACTATTGATGGAACTGAAATTGACTTATCTAGTGGTGATTTAACAGTAGATGTAGCTGGAGATATTGTATTAGATGCTGATGGTGGAGATGTTATTTTTAAAGATGCTGGTACGGAGATTGGAAGGTTCACAAATAGTTCTAGTGATTTTGTTGTTCACTCCGCAATATCCGATAAAGATATAATTTTTAAAGGTAATGATGGTGGCTCAACTATAACAGCATTAACACTTGATATGAGTGGAGCTGGGGCTGCGACTTTTAATAATGATGTTACAGCTTTCTCAGATGAACGTCTAAAAGATGATATTGAGACTATTGAAGATGCTTTGACTAAAGTAAAAAATATGAGAGGTGTCACTTTTACTAGAGATGGTAGACAAGGCACAGGTGTGATTGCTCAAGAAGTGCAAAAAATAATGCCAGAAGTAGTACATGATAAAGGGGAATATATGTCAGTTGCTTACGGCAATCTTGTTGGTGTTCTTATTGAAGCAATTAAAGAATTAAAAGCCGAAGTAGATGAACTAAAGAAGGGGTAAATAGATGGCGATACCTAGTTCAGGGTCCTTAGCGTTTTCAGCCATTCAAACAGAGTTTGGCGGGTCTAATCCAATATCCATGTCAGAATATTATGCTGGTGGCGATAATGTAGCTTCAGGCACAAGTGGTGACAGCGGAACTATACCAAGTACAGGAACTATAGCATTATCTGAGTTCTACGGGTCTTCAGCTCGTGTAGCTATTACATTAACCATAGGCAGTAATACAGCAAACTATAGTATTTTTAGTAACAAAGGCGGAACATATGTTGCAGGTTTTGCTGATATTACCCTTGTTAATAATGCAGTAATTTCATCTTCATCTACAGGAACAGCAGCTTTAGATACTGGCTCTGGTTGGACAAGCGGAGACACTATTACAATAGACAATAACTCTACCATTGTAGGAGACGGGGGAGACGGGGGAGCAGGTGGAGCAGTTTCAAGTAGTACAGCATCATCTGCGGTAGCTGGTGGTGCTGGTGGACATGCTATAAATTTACAATTTGATACCACTATAGATAATACAGGTGGAACTATCTCTGGCGGCGGCGGTGGCGGTGGCGGTGGTGGTTCTACTTATAAAGCTTTGCCTGACAGTGCTTCAGAAAGAAGAGGTGGTGATGGTGGTGGTGGCGGCTTTGGTGGTGGAGCTGCTGGAGCAGGCGGTGTAGCATCTGGTGGAACTACCAACACAAATGGAACAGCAGGAGCTGCGGGTACAGTAAGTTCGGCTGGAGCAGGAGGCGGTTCTAGTTCTTATTCTGGTGGTGATGGTGGAGCAGCTGGAGCAGTTGGAGCAGCAGGAACACTTGGTAGTACTGAAGACTCAAACGGAGCAGTTGGTGCTGCTGGTGCAGCGGGTAAAGCAGTAAACTTAAACGGAAATACTGCAACATTTACAGCTACAGGTACAAGAAACGGAGCAACAAGCTAAAGCATAAAAGGTGCATTTATAGTATTGTTGATATAAAATAAAGTATAATTAATATTGGAGCATATTATGATTGGACTTATCGTATCAGGATTAAGCAAAGCAGTTGGTGGATATTTTGAACATAAAGGTAAAGAGTCAGTTGCTAAAAGTAATTTAAGAATTGCAGAGATAGATGCTAAAGTTGCTGTTCAAAAGAAAATAGTAGAAGGCAAAGTAGAATGGGAATCAGCTATGGCAAAGGCTTCTGAAGACTCATGGAAAGATGAGGCTTGGACAATTTGTTTTATTGCTATAATAGTTCTTTCATTTATTCCATATTTTCAACCACATGTTGCAAAAGGTATTGAGTTCTTAGCAACTTTTCCAGAATGGTTACAATGGTCTGTAATGGCTAGTATTGGTGCATCATTTGGTCTTAAATCAATCGGTAAATTTAAAAAATAATGTATAAGTTATCAAAGAAATCGTTAGCTAAATTAGAAGAGGTACACCCACATATGCAAGAATTAGTTAAGGCGGCGATTGATTTATCTCTTATTGACTTTGGAATCTCAGAAGGGATGCGTACTAAAGAAAGACAACGGTTATTGTTTGCCCAAGGAAAGAGTCAAATAATGAACTCAAGACATCTTACAGGACATGCAGTAGATGTATATGCGTGGAAAGATGGTGCAGTATCGTGGGACTTTCCAGATTATGAGATAATTAATGGTGCTTTTAGTCATGCATCAGTACGGCTAAACATTCCATATATATGGGGTGGTTCATGGAAAACATTTAAAGACGGACCACATTTTGAATTAAGGTGAGAAAAATAATATGGCTCTTAAAAAAATTGTATTTCAACCAGGAATAAACAGAGATAGGAGTAATTATTCTTCTGAGGGAAGCTGGTATTCTTGTGATAAAGTAAGGTTTAGACAAGGTTATCCTGAAAAAATAGGGGGTTGGACTCCTATTAACTTTACTGCATATGTTGGGGCAGCTAGTAGTATTCTTCAATATGGTACAACAGATAGTAATGAAATAGTTAGTATTGCTACTAATAAAAAAAATTATATTCTTTTAGGAACAGCACTTACTGATGTAACTCCTCTTAGAGCAACTTATACCACTTCTACTTCTCCCTCAACAGATAATTGTTTTACGACAGTCAATGCGTCTACTACAGTAACTGTTGGTATTACAGGACATGGAGCCTCAGATGGAGATTATGTAACCTTTAGTGGTTCTGCGGCTGTAGGTGGAGTATTAGCGGCTAATTTAAATACAGAGTTTGAAATAAGTGAAACTACTAGTAATACGTTTGAAATTACAGTAGCTTCTGCAGCAACCTCAGCAGTATCTGGAGGCGGAGGCACAAGTATAGTTGCAGCCTTTCAATATGCTGTAGGCTATTCAACAGTTACCTATGGTTATGGTTGGAGTGCAGGAACATGGAACAGGAATACTTGGAGTTCTGCAAGTGATGCTCCTGTAGATTTACCACCTAGAATTACTTTCCAAGATAAATTTAATAATGATGTTATATATAACATACAAGATAGCGATATATTTTACTGGGAGTATGATTCTGGTATATCTAATCGTGCAGTTAAACTTAATACATTAGTTGGCTCAAGAGCAGTACCAGAACAAGTAGGTAAAACTATGTTTTCCTCGAGTGGACATTTATTAGCTCTTAGAGGTACTTCTTATGGGCGTAGTACTGCAGCAGGACAAACTATTTCTAGTATTACAAGGTCTGGTACCACAGCAACAGTAACTACAGGATCAGGGCATGGCCTAGCTATCAAGGATTGGGTTGAATTTAGTGGTCAAGCACCACAAGCTTATCAAGGGGAATATCAAGTAATTACAGTACCATCAAGTACTACATTTACTATTACTTTACCTTATGACCCAGGCGGTAGTGCAAGTCCAGCAGGAACTTATGTTAAAGCAACTTATTCAGGGACTTATGACCCGTTACTTATTAGATGGGCTAATGTAGACCCTGATACTGGCCCCGCACCTACAGAATGGAAACCTAAAATTACTAACAGTGCAGGGTTTATAAGGGTAAAACAAGGTTCTGAAATTGTGACTGGATTTAGAACAAGACAAGAGGTTTTGATTTTTACTGATACTACACTTTCAACATTACAATTTTTAGGTACAGAAGAAGTATTTGCTATCCAAGAGATTAGTGATTCTATTAATATTATGGCTCCTCATGTTGTGGCAGAAGCAAACAATGTAGTATATTGGATGGGGAATGATAAATTCTATGCTTATGATGGTAGAGTTAATACCCTGCCGTGTACTTTAAAACAATATGTATTTGAAGACATGAATAAAGATAATGGGTATTTAAATTTTGCAGGAATTAATAGTGAATTTAATGAAGTTATTTGGTTTTATTGTTCAAAGGCTTCTAACAGCGTAGATAGGTATGTAATTTTTAATTATCAAGATAAGATTTGGTATTATGGTAGTTTAGTTAGAACAGCGTGGGCTAATAGTGGAACAATTAAATTTCCATTGGCTACACACAATGGTTACGTGTATAAGCACGAAGATGGTAAAGATAATGTAGTTACACCAGGTGCAACTCCAACTGCAATAGAGTCATTTATTGAATCTGCAGATATGGGTATAGACGAAGGAGACCAATTCGTATTAACAAAAAGAATTATATCTGACGTAAACTTCACTAACTCTGATACAGCAACTGCACAAGGTGCAACCTTAACACCAGAAGTGCAAGTAACAGTAGGGGTTAGAAACTTTCCAGGAGCTGCAAATAGCACTACTGATGTAGTAGGTAGTACATTATCTAGGGATGTGGTTACTACAGCTACTGTTGACCAATATACAAATCAAGTATATGTCAGAGCACGAGGTAGACAAATGAATTTTAAAATTGCCTCAGAAGATATTGGTGTACAATGGCAATTAGGTACAACTAGAGTAGACTTTAGACCAGATGGTAGGAGAGGATAATGTCAAATATACCTTCAACTAAAGCTCCTAACTTAACTAATCCTGAAAAGGAATATGATGAACAACAACAGTTACAACTTACAAATCAATTACGTCTTTATTTTAATCAGGTAGATGG